TCATTCTTTCTTCTCTTGTCATATTTACCCTTTTTTAAATTGATATCCTCCAGATGAGGATTGTTTATTGTTTATGCATTTGCTTACAGATGAAATACTTACACCTGAAGCTTCTGCTGCCTCTCTTACAGAGTCAAAATATCTTATAGTCCCACTTGCTGTGGTTCTGATTATTTTTATACGTCTGTTCTTTGCTGTCTCCCTGAGCCGTGAAGAGCGTTTCTCTACGTCCAGGTCACATTCTTCACATAGATAGTAAATAAGCTTTCTACGTCCAATATATGTGTCCTTCTCAGGGTATATTTTTATGCTTTTTGGCATTTAGGCTTCCTTTAGGCTAAAATAGAGAAATAACGGGAACCGTACATTTAGGTTGCCGTACTTTTATTTTACCAGAAAATACATAGATGTTCCATGTATTTTCTCTTAGAAAGCAAATTATGCAGAAGCAAACAGATTACTTCTTTTTTTAGCACTCAGCTCATCTTTTTTTTTCTGCTCTTTTTTGCGTTTCTTCTCTCTACGCTTTTTTCGCTTTTTACTGTCATCCATAATGTAGCCCATTAAAATGTCGTACATTATGTATATTTTTTCAGTATTTACTGGATCAAAGAACAAATATACACTGAATACTGCTGAAGCAATGGTTCCAATACTCAGTCCTGCTACAGAACCTGCAGTGAGGTACATAACAAGACCAAGGATCACACCATCAAGCAATGCGTTTGCTATATTTCCATGCTTCAGCTTCCAGTATATAGTGCCAAAGTTGAATGCCATAGCAAGTCCGAGTGCTATTACGGCTATAGCGTCCATGATCTACGCTTAAGCTGCCTCTGCTTTTACTTTTCCACTGAGTGAAACAGCAATATCAGTATGGCCTTTCTTGATAAGAAGGTTCGTAAGAGTTACTTTAGCCTCTTTGCCCCATTTTACTTGAGAAATACAGTCAAGAGGAATCTCACACACTTTATCTTTTCCCAATACTCCGGTAGTACTTACTACAAGCTTTTCACTTTTAATTTTGAAATCGACATTATCAAACATAACGTCTCCTTTTTTATAAATTTGAAGTGCGAACACTTCTCAGGAACCACCCTTAATGAGGTACTATGCTAAACCCGCTAAAACTTGCATAGAAGAAGGATGATTCCAGAGAAACGTTCATTTTCCCATTCCACCAGAGTTGAAAGGATCACATGAAGTGCTCTGATGGATAATAGGATGTGCATATAGCACACAAGAGGGATAACTTTGAAACATTTATGTCGGTAAATGCTGAGTGTTCAAATACTAATAAGGAGTACGTTATCCCTCATGTGTACCATACTATACGTCAACCCGGGAGCTTATCCCCGGGCAAGGTTACTGTTTCGGCAGTTACCATACCTATCCAGATGCCAGTCAACAGAGCAAAAACCCCTCGTGCCTCTTCGAGCTGGAACTCGTCAGTGTTGGTTCTTGGAGTTGTGGTCACAAGAACCTTACGTCACTGCAACGCAGGTTTGTACATTCATGACTATACGCACCACAGAACCAACATACTTAAAACCTCATATTGAGATGTGTTGGTTCAGTGCTACGTAAAGGAGCAGAACTCAGTGTATCGAGGACGTATCCCCGATGTAATGGAACTGCATCCAGTGTACAAGTCGCCTACAGAATACCTCATCGTCCAGATGATTCAGTCCCTCAATTAAGTGGAGGGCAGTACCTGTAATCCATCGTACACCAGTCTGAACATTTATATGCTCACAATGGTATACGCCTCCAGCTTTCTGTAGGACTATGCGTCCATAGACTTTTACAACAACTGCCGGAGTAAGTTGGTTCCCCTGACTACTTGCAATTAACCAGGGTATATTAAATGTTAAAATATACTATTGACTATTTCACCATAGCTGGTATGTTCTACATCTTTTGAGACCGATCCTCAAGGCATATAGTTCCTCCGCTATTGTGCACACGCTGCCATAGCTGGCTTCCTAGTGTTTTGAGTTTATGCTCAGGGCTTGACTATCGACGCCCAGTATGAATAACCATACCCCACCTTGTGGGGAACTCGGAATATACACACCAATGATCCAACCAGTGTTGGTTCGTTGCTATGTACTCCAGAACCAAAGACCACGACCTATGCCGATAACTGCATGCGTGGTGTTGGTTCAGGTGAAGACTACTTCACAGCGGTCTTCATCTTCAGCATTGTTTTGAACGGGTCTTCAGAGTTTGCCGCTTCAGCAGCTAGGTCATAGGACTCGTATCTCTTATAGTTTGCCTTCAATATGTCTTCAGGTTCATTTTTGACAAACCTGTCAACAGCTATCTCAAGCTCCTTGGCATACGCCTTCACATCCTTGCCATACTCCTCGGCACGTAACCGAGCAGCTTTAGCAATCTGTTCAGGTTTGATCTCGTCATGCCCCTTGTATCCTTCAGGGACACGTTCAAGATCAATAAGAGTCTGAACATGATTGCTGGGAACAAGATCATACTTGATGAGCTTCTCAGCATCATTAATATAATCAAAGTTCGCCTTGGCAAGGAGTACCGAATCGATTCTTGTAGTAGACATCGAAACTCCTTGTGGTTGAATTTGTTGCGAGTAGCCCTACGCTACCCACAAAACACTATTTCCAAGTGTTTCACAATAGGCCCGGAGGGCCTCGTGAATAGTCCGCACCTACAGCCGCAAACTGCGGAGCAAACGAGGTGACAAATGAGTCAACTCATTTCTGTAGTTCAAAAGAGACCAATGACACTCCTAGAGGATTGCACTGAGTAGCCAATAGCTACCGTACAATCCAAGAGCATCAGAGGCTCATACATACCCACAAGCGTGAGCATGAATGAGCCCCTGCATAAGCAGGAACTCTAAACATTAAGTCATGATGAAAGGTGCTTCACCAACACACTTAAACTTCAAATCAGAAAGCTTCATATCGCCTTCAGGAAGCTCAATCCTCTTAATATTAAGGAAGTCAGCAATAGACTCAAAATATTTCTTGATAGGCTGTTCTTTGAACTGGTAAACTCTCCATTCATAGACATCCTCAGCCAATGACTTGACATGACCAAGTTTAACATGGTAACCATCGTGCTTAACGATAGGAACATAGTTATGCTTAGCTTTGAATGACCTACTGATCATCCTCATACCATAAGCATCTTCTGCCTGAATGAAGTTAGCCCATGCACCCATGAGCTTATTCTTGATTATCTCACCATCATGAGCATAATCTTTCCAGACGATGCGTTTATTATGTACCTCGATAGGCATACGCATCTGAAACTTCATAGTTTTGGATTTAAGATCAGCATCTACTGCCCTTGATTGAAAGATACGACTTTCACTGAAGGCTGATGTAGCACATTTTGCACCATCAGGAGCATAGAAATACAGAACAGGGAAGCCTTTATTTACTCCAGGCTCAGTAATTGATGTAATAGCCTCAATCCACTGAAGCATCCCAGGCATCTCTTCATCATACACTTTCCTTACAAGCTCAGATGTAACCTCTTGATGAGTGGCACCAAGCTTGTCAAGTAGCTCATTCCAAGATGAAGCAGTCACATCTATGGTTTGAGCATGCGTGACCTCAGTATTCTTCTTCTTTATTATCTTGTAGTGCTTCTCAATAAGCTCATGAGCCTCTTTATTGTTCATCACACTGAAAAGTATCTTCTCAACAATGCTTCGGTGAGCATCCGCTGGAGTTGCAGAACCTGCCAAGGCTGTTCTTTGTGCCATCTTCTTGCTTCTTACACACATGGCAGCAGTACCAATACCAGAAGCTGACAAGTCTGCCTCTATTAAGAACCCTGTCATGGTTCCAACTCCATTTTTGTAAAGTCTTGACATTCTAGGATAATATAGACCATGGCTAAAATCTTTTAGGCAGTGTTCTATTATCTCCTTAGAGTGCTTGGCAAACATATTATTTGCCTTCTTCCATGAAGTTCTTCCATGACCATTCTTCTTTCGCCATTGTCTTGCCATAGCAACACGAAGGTCTTCCATACCATCCTCATCAAGCTCATACATATCGTAGAGCTCATAGAGAGCTGTTTGCCAACCCTCTCCGTAGAAGTTAATAAACCAAGTGTATCTAACATCAAGCTCTTCATTGCTATCTGCAAAGAAGATGCGATACTTTGAGACTCTTGTTCTACTGTCAGGGACAGCAGAGAAAACCAAAGGCTTTCCGCATACATGGTCATGTATATAATCAATGGCCTCTTCAGCCCTAATGTATCTATCGACCTGAGACTCTTTTCTCTCAGTGTCATTATAATCTGATGAAGCAGTATAGAGTTTCATCAGGACATCTTTGCTGTATCTGCCAATGGTAAGAACCATATCAGACAAGTCAGAAGAAAATCTAACCCAAGGTCTTCCAATACCATGACCGGGACGATAGATTGTATCTCTACAACGAGTGAAAAGTGGAAGCTTACGTTCCTCATCATCCTCTTTATTGTTCTTCTTGAGAGTCAAATCCAAAGGAATGAAATTTGGCTTAACATTATACTTTATCTCACCGTCATAGCCATAGCTCTTGTATTCACTTATCAACGGAGATTCTTCTGCTTGGTCAAGCCAGTACAGTTGCTGAGCAACATCAATGAACAGAGTGCCCTGTTCAAATCTGTTTACGCCATTAACCTTACCCTTCATACGCTTACGAACAATATTCGCCATACGATGAACAAGGTTGGTTCTTGCAATATCTCTTCCGTAAACGCTGTCACTAACAGCATTATACATAGACTGCTTAACAATGAACTCTCTGTCGAGCTCTACGTGTCTAACCATTTTAAGAACAAGTCTCTCTCTTGCAGTAACTGTGACTGAATCAGGTGCTTTGATAGCTTCTAATAACTTTTTCATTTGTTTGCTCCTTTACCAATAGTAATTTATAGCCAGGGAATGACCCCTGTGTTGAAGGCAGTTTAACGACATACCAAAGGTCGTGTTGGTTCCAGTCTAAAAGAGCTTGTGTCCAAGCTCTGCATGGCAAAGACCAACAGTCTCGCCAAGCAATTCAGCAAGATGAGGATTGTTAAACAAAAGATTTGCGAAACATTCCACTGTCTCGCAATTTGTACTCAACTCCTCATTACCCATAGAACGAATATATGCAGCCTTAATAGCTGCCTCATTATAGATGAGGAACTCCTCATAGCTGAATGGCCTATTGCTAAAGTACCAACTTGTCATCTCATTCCAAGAATAAGACTCTTCCCAGAGAGTATCACTCTCCAGGTATGTACCTCCATCATCCTCAGGCATGAGGAATGATGTTGTCTGAGTAACCACAAACTTCTGGTCACCCTCTAAGAAGTAGACGCTGATACCGTCACTTCTTCCGCTACCGTCTTCTCTCTGCTCATAAACAGAGAGCACATCTTTTATTAGCTGCATCACGCAAGGTGATGTTCTAGTTAATGAATTCATTTTATACTCCTCTTCTTTTTAAATATTTAGCTGGAACAGCATTGTAAAGTTGTCTTTCAACCCATCCTGTTCCACTGTCTTGCCCAAAGCCTTCACATGAGCAGTCAACGAGGAAGTCTTCCTCATTGTGCCAACCACCGAGAGACCAAAGGTCCTCAGTCATGTACTTACTGTCCATATCAATTGGTTCCCATTCAGAGCAGTCACCAACTCTACAGAAAACATCAAGCAAATCAGGATCAACGATCCTTTTATCTGTCGATGAATCGATAATTGCATACCCAAGATAGTCCCCACTTGGATGTGGGATCTTAACAATCGTATTATAATCATAGTACAGAGACATATTAAGCCTCCTTCTTTAGAGTTACATACTTGTCAAATCCAATGACTGTCTCAGAAACAACATTCCCATAAGCACTGTACTTGCATTCTGTAATGCAGTATCCCGACTCGTTACGAAGTTGTTTAGCAACATATCTTGGATGCTCAGAAACTCCTTGAACTGGTTTACCCCAGTCCTGAACAGAATCAACCATCCCACTGAACTTATTAAACACGTCTTCAGCCCAATTAAACTTAATCATCTTGTACCCATCAATGAGGTACATACCGTTAAGGATGATGCCAAATGGACTGGCAATCATAGAATGAGGGTCAAGCTCTCTAGCCTCATAAGCAGTGATTGGGTAGCAGTCGTCACTATCTTTCTTTTTAAGAGTTACTGCATAACCCTCACCATAGTTACTAAACGCCATGTCGTTTTTTGCAAGCACTACACTTACATAATTGACGCTAATCTCGCTATTCTTACTTGGAAATGGGAAACCATTCTCTACTGTTGTTACTGTTTTCATTTTGTACTCCTTAGTACTGCATCGTTAGATGCATGCGTATTAATCTTTGCAAGCCTTTCGCCAAAAGCTTGGTCAAGTTAATAGTTATGTGTTTTAAGGGTATTTATAGGTTTTAGGGTCTATGGGTAGTTAGGTATGAGAGAGTTGAGAGAGTTTTTGTGTATTTTTGAAAAACAAGAAAAAACACTGCATTCTCTCTGACACAACCATTTACCCCCTATAGGAGCGTTGGTTGGTTCTAATTGATACCTAACTTTCTTGTGCGATCTATCCTGTAGTGAGGAGGTGCGAGAATCAATCACCTCGCTATGCTCGGTGGTTCTTCTCTTCTCCCTTCCTCTTTAGAGCTCTATCCTGTAACAAAGATGGACGAATCAACGGCAACAAGAATGTTACAAGGCTAGATACAGAAAGCAAAGCTAAGGACAGAGGCTATGGTCAACTACACGAGGTTAATCGTGCAATAGACCCTTCTTAGCGAGCTTCTTAGCCAGTTTAGCATGAAGCTCTTGGTTCCTTCCTATTTTGTTCTTGAGAGACCTTACCTCTTTCTTGAGATCCTCTACTCTTCTGAGACGCTTGGTTCTCTTCTTGCCTGAAGAGTCCTTTAGCTTACTCTTGGCTTTATCCAGCTCTTTCTCCACTTTAGAGAGAGTCTTTGAGTGGTCAGAGATAGACTCCTGAATATCAATGAGATCTTCTTTCATATCCTCAGCAAATGCAATCTTACTTGGTTCTGGTGCATCCGTATTAGCGTCGAATTTAACCAAGGCCATATGACCTCGAGCAAGTGTATAGTGGATTGGTCTAAGTATCCACAGCATAGCTTTGCCGAAGCCCGCTCTAGCCGTAGGCTTTTTGAATTCTTTGTGACTTTTTCGGATGTCACGATCCATCTTAGTTAGAACTTTCATTTGTGATCCTTTCAAAGATTAAAATGATTTACCTTGTGAATGAGCACTATCGCTCAGAGCACGGTCTAGCCTCATTGGGCAACTCTACTGATTACATTTATTGCAACCATGTTCGGAACCACCGTAATGGCTCCTGACATGACTACTACTCTACATATGAATAGATTACTCGACCTGTCCACAATCTATGTTTGACTAGGTGAAAGCCTAAGCCAACAGGTTGTGTAGTCCTGTATCCATACCAATGAATAGATTCAACATAATGCTTTGATAGCCTCTGGGTAGCTAACCACACAAGCTCACGCATACGAGCACGAACCAACACCAACACCAACACAACGACAACAATAGAAACAACAACTAACATAATAGAACCTCCTCAGGAACATAGGGCACATAGGCCACAGTACAGCCACAGAGCAGCACAGCAGGTGAAAACAAGGAACCTACAACCATGGGGGGGGTAGGTCACCTCGGTGTCTCTCCGAAGAAACACACTGTGTCTGTAGGTAAATTGCATTTTTCCTCCTATAGTGAATAAGAAAAAGTAATACTGAGCTTATATGGTATGGATGTATGTATGAGTGCTATTATATATACCTACTAACATGATGATCGTTGGTTCTGTCGATGAGAGCGTTGTTTGCGAGGATTTGAGATAGTGCCATAGGTTAAGTATAATAGTGCTACAATGGCACTATCTAAAGGAGATCATTTTGAGAATTTCAACAGAGGATGTTGGGTTTGAGATTGAAGCTTTCCGGAGTGATACCGGAGAAAGTGTGGGGACACTGAAAGCTTCGAGAAGAATTCAACATAAAAATTATAGCATAAGAAGGTTAAACATGAAAATATGGCAAGAGGGAATGGATTGGGTGTATGAACAGGTTGCGACATCGAGAACCAACACTGTGATATTCAACACTTTAAAGAATGAGGTTGACAAGCATAATGAGATCAGAACCAACATAACACGGCTTGCTGAATCACTGTGCGTTGATGCGTCAACGATAAGGAAGATGATAAAGAAGCTCAAAGACATAAATTTCCTGTACAGCAGTGAACGTGGAGTATATAGGGTCAATCCTTTCATAATGAAGTCGAAGGGTATAACGAATGAGGAGATAGAGAATAATCAGAAGTGGTGGGAACAGAACATCGGGATCCCATCAGTGCAGAAAATGAATGATGAAAAAATATTATAGAAAATATGGTATAGTTGCCTAAACATAACCTAAAGGATTAGCGTGACAGTTGAGGAACAGAACCAGATTGATGAGGATAAGTATAAGAAGCAGGTTGAAAAATATAAGGAGATATGGAAATGACAGTTGATGAATTGAAAAGATCTGTGCCAAAGCACAGTCATAAATATATTACGCAGGATGTTGTAGATACGCTGACAGCGTTGGAGAATGATCATGATGAAGTTTTCGCTGAAGCATACAAGCAGAACTTCATAAGTCATACACGAGTGTTGATGAGTGGGGACTATACTATGAAAGATTACATTAATGCAGTGAAATTCACTTCGTTTAGACTCATGAACCACCCTGACATTGATGCATACCAGCTTACATTTCCTGACAGATACGAAAGGTTGGTTCGCAAGTGGGAAGCTGAGGGACTTGACATTGAAGAGATCAGATCCAAGAAGATATCTCCGTATGTAAGTATGTATAAGCAGAACGACCTTGTAGCAAAGATCACAGAGCAGGCACTCATTGGACCTCATATACTGAATGCTCCTATGTTTCAACAGGCACTCAATGAGCAAATGATGATAGGCCTAACGGCAAGGAGTGAACAGGTGCGGTCTATGGCGTTGGAATCAGTAATGAAGTACACAAAAGCACCAGAAACGTCTAAAATAGAGCTTGAAGTTGGCATAAAGGGCGGAGATGAGATAGCTGCACTTAGAACAGAGATGCACAGACTTGCAGGAATGCAGCAGATGAGCATTGAGAGTGGTGCAAGTACATCATTGGAGATAGCTGAGAGTAAAGTGATGGCACATATAGAAGAAGCGATAGACGTGGAGGAAGAGTGATGAAGTGTGTTTGTCAGTATTGTGGAGATAGAATGGATGTTCCTGTCGAAGACATGGTAGATGTTGATGGTATGCCTGGTTGGTTCTGTGATAAAGCAGGCAAGGCAAAGCGTGTAACACTTCTTGTGCGTGGTCAGTATGATCTTTGGAGGAAGTTAAGGAGAGGCAGGATATAATTCTTGTGGCTGGCTTTTGTTTGGTTGGGTCAGCCTCCCTCTAACTTCCTTCGATTATTATATTTCTGTGAATATATACCAACCAAACACTTACTATAGTATATTATACAAGCATTGCAGCATATCTTTTCTCAAATTCATCGTCAGGCATTGCCATTGGCTGTGCGTCATTTATTGCCATCTTGTCATCGTGTTCCCTGGCCTGTGCTTTTTGCATCTGTCTTCTCTCCTGACATCCTCCTTCGCATGGAACAAGCTCTCCTGTCTGAAAGAATTTCTCTGCATCAAAGTCACCTGCATCGAGTATTGCATCCTGAGCGATTCCTGCCCTTATAACATCATCTGTGCTTGATATATTCTCAGGATTCATGAACAGTTTTACGTCGTCATATGATACTTCAGGGTCAAGATTCTGTAAAAGCTCATCCATTGAGAGACCTGTCTTGTCAAGGTATGATTTGAATTTACTTGAATCGTTTATGTAGTCCTTCTGTGCCTCATATATCTCATCCATGCTCATGTCGTCTGGTAACATGGGCTCTGAGCCGCTATCTACGGCCATTCCCGATGATCCTGCTGACGGTTGACTCATCATGCCTCCACCACTGTTGGCATTTTGTTCCTGTGCATATATGTCGTTCACTGCAGTGTCTGTTGGTTCTGGACTTGTCTGTTGAGGTGGAATCCATCCTCTTTGAGATGGCACGAATGCACTTTGCTGAACTCCTTCAGGTGCGGCATCACCTATGAACTCAATGCCTTCTCCGGTCTTTGAATTTCGTATCATTCCATAGGAGCCAGGCAGGTTTCGTTCTCGTCTTATCTCTTCTACTATTTTATTTCCATTGATAGGTGGCATGTCAATTCCTTTATAAAGTCAATACAAGATTATACTATATATTGTATATTTTACATATTCATTTACTTTTGGTTATAATGGTTTAAAATTCCAAGGATAAAAAGATGCAAAAAGTAAGAATACCAGCAGAGGCCGTAAATTCATCATTTCTTAAATTGGTTCCAGCAAAACCAGAACCAGCGATCAATCCATATCTTGGCATGGCTCTTGATATGGCAGCAAACAATGTAGCTGCTGCAAAAAATCCAAGAGGCTCGTCATTTGCAAGCATTCCTATGTTCGGTGGAGAACTTGAAGCTCTTGCTACGAATGGACTCAATAACGGCCAGTCGTACAAAGGCCTCCAGTGGACAAAGAGATTCTAGGAAAATAATATGGGAAGTGATAATAGTAGAGCAAACAGACTAAATAAAATGGCAGGTCAGACAATGCTGCCAAGAAGTGCATTTTTGTCTAAAATCTCAAATCCAACTGCAGGTATGGAATTGACACCATATCAGGAGAATATAGTAAATGAATTGCATCAGGATGCGGCAAAATATGGCACTGCTAAAACAGCAGGGCTTGTATCAAGAAGTCCTGTATCGAGAATGGCTGGTCCACTTGTAGCCTCAGCGTTCATGGCACAGGACATAAATGATGGTTATAATAACAGAGATAGATTTTCAAAAGATGACTGGAGATCAAAAATGTCAAACATAGTTGCTAATGTTGCCAGTAACTTTACACTTGGGCTAATGCCAAAAGAGAAGGTTGCTCAGGGATGGTATGGCTTACTTGGCGGAGACAACAATGACTATAATAGTCCGGCACTAAGAATGGTGCTTGACAATCAAAAGAGAATAAAATGAGTGCTGTAACAGCTCAACACTTGCAAGCCGTTAAGGCTCCACTTACAGTTGATGAACTACTTGACAATGTGGACTATTCACATGATCCAAGCTATGTTCCGTCAATGTTCGCACTTGAATTCGTAAACTTCATAAAACTCGTTAACGGAGCTGAAGGCGAAGAGAACAAAACCCCTGTACTACACTACAAGATGTTAGACCTCATTGCAGGTGCTGACATGTCAATCATAAACATGCTATATCGTGGTTCTGCCAAAACAACACTTATGGGAGAGTATCTGTTCCTGTATCTTGCTGTATATGGTGAGATCCCCGGCTTTGGCAAGGTAGATATTGCGATATATGTGTCAGATTCTATTGAGAACGGTGTAAAGAACATGCGTAAGAACCTGGAGTATCGCTGGGAGAACTCCGAGTTCCTTAGAAAATATGTACCAAAAACAAGGTTTACAGATGTCAGATACGAATTTGAGAATATCGCAGGAAAAAAGCTTATTGTTAAAGGCTATGGAGCCAAAACCGGAGTTAGGGGAGCAAAGGAGATGGGTAAAAGGGTTGATCTTGCGTTGCTGGATGACCTCATGTCCGATGAAGATGCTCGTTCACCTACTATCATTGCTTCCATCGAAGATACGGTATATAAAGCGATAGACTATGCACTTCATCCAAAGAAATCAAAGACAATCTGGAACGGTACGCCATTCAACCAGAATGATCCACTGTATAAGGCAATTGAGTCAGGAGCATGGAGGGTAAGTGTTTACCCTGTATGTGAGCATTTTGATGAGAATACGACAGAAGAGACATTTAAAGGAGCATGGCCTGACAGACATGACTTTGCATACGTAAAGCGACAGTATGATAAGGCAAAAGCTGCTGGTATGCTTGACTCATTTATGCAGGAACTTATGCTTAGAATCACCTCTGATGAAGACAGGTTGGTTCGTGACTCTGATATGCAGTGGTTCGAGACAGATGATGTAATGTCGCAAGAATACAACTATAATTTCTATATAACCACAGACTTCGCAACATCTACAAAAGAGAGAGCTGACTACTCAGTTATTTCATTATGGGCATACAACAGTAATGCGGACTGGATGCTTGTGGACGGTGAGCTTGGAAGAAATCTAATGGACAAGAACATAGACCTTCTGTTCGATATGGTAGTAAGGTATGATGTTAAGTCAGTGGGGGTAGAGGTTACTGGACAGCAGGGTGCATTTGTGACATGGATAAAGAAGGAAATGCACAAACGTAATATATACTTTACCATAGTAGAAGTAAGGCCGTCTACAGACAAGCTCAAGAGATTCCACACAGTTGTTCCTTTGTTTAGACAGGGTAAAATGTGGTTTAACAAGGATTTGATAGGTAAGCCATTCATGACAGAGATGATCAATGAACTTGAGAGAGCGACGGTCTCCGGGTTTAAGTCACGACATGATGATGCGATAGATACTGTGTCTATGTTAGCTGAGATGAAGCCATGGAAGCCACAGAGTCGTGGAGGAAAGGATGGTAGCAAATATGGCGATCCATTCTATGAAGAAGAGGAAGATGAACCACTTGGAACATCATCCTATATTATATAAGGAGAGTGTATGAGATTGAACACTATAGTGCATCTCGCAAAAACTACAGAACTCAAGCAGATAATTGTAGGTGAAGATGATGAACAGATATTGTCGCTTCTTAATCTTGCACTTATCGAGGTGTATGCGAAGTTTGCGATATTGCAGGAAGAGCACACAATAAATATAGAGGAAGGAAGAACACGGTATAGGCTTCCTCCAAATGTGCAGAAGGTTTTGCAGGCGTATGTAAGAAACATAATAAAAGATCCGCTTAACGGAGAGGACGGGTTTGAAGAGATACCGTTAAATGATATAAATTCTGACAAGTCCATATTTACTCCACAACCATACCTTCTTCACATCCCAAACCCTGATCTTGGGAAGATATATTCAATCATGACCATAGTAGCACCACCATGTATCACAAAAGAGAATATAGACACGATTGAATTCTTTGTTCCTGAACAGTATGTTGATCCTATATTGCATTATATGGCATATAGAGCATACAAGTCAATGAATGGTGATCAGCAGACCGAAATAGGCACTCATCTCCAGGCATATATGTCTGCATGTGATGAAGTGTACAGAAAAGGTCTTGCACATACGCCAATGATGACGAACATAAAATTAACAGATAGAGGATGGGTATAATGGCAAGTAAAACACCAAGTATGGGAATTGACCAAAATGAGAATGGCAAGTTCATAGACAGATACTGGGGGAATGTACCTGATTTTCTTGTATATCTACCTGCTGTATATAATTGTGAGATAAACCAGGACTACATCACTCTTATAGAGGGGATTATTGATGGTTCTATCCCTAGAGAGAATGTAGATACTGAATTGTATTATGAGATAATGCATATCATCAATAATATGGATTGTCCGTGTATTCTTACAGGTAGAGAGAGACAGGTAATAGAAGCTCTTCTCGGAAATGAGACATGTCCAAAACCAAGCAACAGACTTAACTGTGATGACGCTATATGTTGTAATACAATGGTATCATGTCTTGAAGATGAATGCAAAGATACTCCGGAACCACCTGTTTCTGTATGTGATCAGGAATTTGAGTTGTCAATATCAAGTATAGAAGGCACGTATATAAGTAGTATAAACTTCAGTGGTTCTTTTGGTAATGGACAGGAAACTACATATGTGTACTCAAATGATTATCCAGAGAATTCATTAAGAGTGAATAATATAGGGTCTCCTACACCTACTTTGGAATTCATGGTAGATGGTAATCCACAGTTTACAGTAGATGTTAATATGTTGTCAATTGCAGATAACATCGAGTATAATGGAACAATGACATACAACAGCTCAAGAGGTCAGTATGAAAATAACGATCAGGCACTATTCGATTTCCTCCTTAATGTTGGATTGAGAAAAAGAATAAAAGTATGTTTGCATAAAGCAGGAGGAAACTAATGGCATTAAAATGTAACCCACAGGGTCAAATAAAAGTACGAGACATAATGGATGCGGTCAATAAGAATGAGGCTGATATACAGAATATATCGTCAGGTTCTGGTGATCTTGCAGGAGATGTTGCAAAGAATACGTCAGATATTGCGACAATAAAGAATGAGCAAACTGTGCAGGATACAAAAATATCAGCATTGGAAAGTGATGTGCTTCAGATACCAATAAATACAGACAGCATCAATAATCT